GGTCAGTCCTCCTTACGACCTTTCTTGGGATAGGCGCAAAACCATGTCCAAGGTTTCGTGGCCCTTTTCAAGTATCTGACGTATTTCCGCAGCAATTTCGAGTTCATACTCAAGATACTTCACCCGGGCCTTGAGTTCCTGGTTTTCGATCTTCAAATCGCCTACCTTCATCTCTCCCCTCCAATCCTCGCGGCACCACGACCGCGCCGCTGTTAGTGGTTATTCCTCTATCCCCTGCTCAACAAGCAGCTTTCTGAGGATATTACCGTGGCATGGTTGTGGCGCACACCAGCATCCAAGGACTTTCCCCTTTAGTTCCGGCAGAGCGGCCATTAAAACAAGATTCTCGCGGATATACTTCTCGTACTTAGCAATGACCTCAGCCCTGGTTCCGTGTGAGCCGATGAAGAACGGGTTCCCCCACTTTGTTCGGCGGTCAATGAGAACGTCGTAGGGTTCCTTTTGGCAGTGGACCACCATTCTTTTCATTTATTTGTCTCCTTTCTTACGCTCCTTTTCTGCTCGTGCCGCTGGATGGTGACGGTGCCGTAAAAAACGTCATGCTCACTCTCTGCTGGCCCTTCCTCTGCACGAGTCTTTGCGGCCCGCTCGGTTTCGTAAGGCCCTAAGAATGCCCTATGTTGTGTTTTCTTGTGGCAACAAACCATCCAGCCTGTTCACACCTCCACAGGCTCGTCCTCGGCCTTTTCGGTTGCGGCGGCGAGCTTGCGACGTGGGCACCAGTCAGGCGGGCTTCCATTATGCTTTACATTTCCTTTTCCCAGGGCCTTTGCGCAAAAGCCACTCTCGCTAAAATTGTGACAGAATCCGCATCGCTCAGGTGTATATCCCCACGGCTTCCCCGCCTCCACCAACTCCCGGATGATCTCCAGGAGGTCTTGCTTGGTGGGGGTTTTGGGTTTGTGCGAAGCAATGCGGACGTTCTCCAATCCGTCAAGGGCTTGTTCTAATAGACTGCCGGTGCCCATGCTTGCATCACCTACAAGTCCGATTTTCTTCATGCTCAGGCTCCTTTCCCGGCCAGCTCGTCGCACAGCCAGGCAATCTCGGCCAGGAGCGGGCGGCGGGCTCTGGACCAGAAGGCTTCAATGTCTTCGCAAAACGTCTGGCCATTAAGGAAGAGTCCTGATTTGGCCGCCTCAAACCCCTCAGCCTCCAGGTCCACCGGCTCCGTCCTGTTCGGTTCTTCCTCCCAATTTGTCCCGTTCATGGTGCCTCCTTTACCGTGCATATTCAGCGGCATAGTCTATGGTCTCGTCAACACAGGCTCCCGGCTCATACCCGTCCTCCCAATAGCCCAGGTAGGATTCTGGGTCATCGAACAGGTACGGCACCCGCTTTTCTCTCCCGATCCGCTGGACTTCGAACCACCATGTTTCGAACAGCCATTTGTGCGGCATCTGGTCCTCCCGCCCTCCCGAGTCGCCCCGGGAGGGCTTTTATTCCTTCACTACCGAAACCCGACTCTTTCCGTTTTTAAGCGTCACCTCAAACACCCGATCCGCGCCCGCCATCACAACCTCCCGGCTGGCACGTTCGTCTGACACCATCAAAACCTGAACCCCCAGACGCCGGCTCATCTCCCGTACCATTCGGATTGCTCGGGCATTTGCTTCCTCCCCCTTCACATGGCGAAACGGCTCATCGAGGATCACCACTGAACGCGGCTTCGGGCGAAGGATTGTCCATTCCGCCAAACGCAGGGCAAACGAAGCCACGTCTACAGCCCCATACCCCGTTGACTCCATCGGGTCGTTCCTCTTCCCATCACGAACAAACCAAAGATCGGCTTCTGTTGCATTTCGGCGCTGAACGAACTCGACCTCCACCGTATATGGATCGGGGAATACGGCAGCCAAAGCCACGGATGCGAGATCTGATACATGGTGCTGGAGCTGCTCCTGCGTTTCCTGCGCCACAGCTTGAATAATGTCCCGCGCCTGTTCGGATTCCGCCAAAGACTGTTGGCTTTGAGCGACATCGGCTTCTGCTTTCGCCCTCAGCTCCCGAATATGGGACAGCTTGCCCTTGAGGTTTTCAACCTTCCTACGCAGGGTCTCAATTCCGCCATTCATAATCCCGCTCCAAGGCTGCAACCCCGTCGGCCAGCTCTTTTTCCTTAGAGACCAAATCCCCTTCGAGCTTTTCGAGTTTTTTTCGGGCCTTCCTCACGTCGGGGCATCCGAACTCTTCCTGGAGGCGCTTCATCCCGGCTTTCCTTTCGCCGTCGAGTTCGGACAGGCGGATCTTCGCAGAGTTGATCTCCTCCCGCATCTTCATCAGTTTGCTGATATTCTTCTGACTCTGCTGCATCCCCAACGATCCATGACTTCCATCTCTCGCAGCCATAACAATCTCCCCACGGTGCTTCGTTTGATCCCGCTACGAACCGAGACCGAAAATAACTGACAGAGGGCCAGCACATCCTACCCGGATAATCAGCCCTATTCTTCCGACAAAGAAATGGATGATCTTCTCCAAAACAAGGTTCTGTTTCTCGTCCTGGCTTTGGCCCGACAAGGACACCCATCTCACCCGCTCCGCCGCTCCATGCAGGAAGCAATAAATAAAGCTGTTTCCGCTCTTTTGATGCATGACCCCAAAATTCTAACCTGTCTCCTTTTCCGTGCTACAAATGATTCCAGCGCCAGCTCTTTTGTTTCACAAGCATATTTTTTACGAGCCGATAAAAGAACAAACTTTTTGCTGTCTTCCAAAAATAACCCATCATAAAAAGCAAGCCATGCTCCTTTTGGGGTCCTCTTTATAATTTTAAACTTTTTTAATTCTACCTTTAAATTGTAACCTGGATATGGATTGTCGTATTCATCGCAACCCAAGGAATATGCCACATCTACATATCTGTATAAATACTCGTTCATCTCATCCGACCGCCTTCCATACCTTATCCTGGACTGCCTGCGGAACGCTGTTGGCGTCAAAAAAGGCCTGGAGATTATCTTGAAAAGACAGACCCACGTCCCGGCTTGCGCCAAACCGCTCCACGAACGCTTCCATCCGGGCATCGGACGTCTCGGTCACCTCCTGGATATGATCCCGGCTCACAACGCCAGCTACCACATCCAGAAAAACCTCCTCCAACTCATTATCCTTTTCCCGCCACAGATACACCCGCGGCCGGTGATCGATTTGGTCTGCCGTCATACGCATCAAAGATCCGGGATTGACCAGAAGCCTCCCATCGAACTCCTCCACAAATGGCTTATGATTATCGCCAGTCAAAATCAATTTGAACCCCGGATGCTTCCTCAGAATCGTCCTGGCTTGTGGCGCTTCCTGCCCCGGCCAAAGCGGAGAATCAATCACCATCTTGTGCATTACGAGAACGGCAGAATCGACCTCAGACTGCGCGGGGCTTTGCCCCCACCAAGCCCCTGAAATGAAAGTACCGGGAATAAGTTGGGAGGTGTCGTCCTCCTTCAAAACCGTTATCAATCCCGCCTGCTCCAGGATTCGCACACCACCCTCTCCATACTTCCCCGGCTGGTGATATGGGAGATCGTGTTGTCCAAGGACAGTCGCCAACGGCGGGACTATATCTTCCCAAGGCTGCCCGATCAGAAGCCCCATGAACCACGTGAGCAGGGGATTCGGCCAGTACGCGCGGTGACCAAGATCCCCTGCGCAGAGGATCGGGATGATGTCGTATTTTTCTGACACGGCGAATATCTGCCGCCATTTGCTCTCCTGCGCCTCCATGTAATTATCCAAGCGACAAGCGGGCGTATCATGGCGAACATGGGGATCAGACATCAAAATAGCGTCGGGATTTTTCATCTCACCCCCATGATCGTATCCAGAAAACACCCGTTAGCCGTCGCAGTCGCCACTGCCATTGGCGGATCATCGAACCCACCTGGGCGCCCATATTCCGCGAGCTTTCCGTCCACGAACGTTAGAACGTACTCCGTGCGGCCCTGGGCAAAATAGTGAAGGACCCGGCAGGTCGAGTCAGCACTTATGAAACGGGGACGGCCAAGCACCTGGGCACACTCGGGCTCGGTCATTCCGATGGACAGGCGGGACATGGCGCTTGGGTAAAAGCTGATCCGATCGGCGAGAGGTAACGCGGCTCGTTCCTGGGCTGCCAAAATCACTCCCCCAATTGCCAACGCCATAATGACTAAAGCCAGCAGAAACAGCTTCATTATTCAATCCCCCGAATCGGTTGTTCACAAAGGGGACACGCGTCCCCGAGTTCCCCCGCCAAAGTCGTTTCCATCTCTGCCAGATCCACAGCCAAGACCTCCCGGTCCGCGTCCTGGTTTTCCAGTTCAATCACAAGCCCACGCAAACGTGACGCCTGCCGAGCCAAATCCTGGGCCTCGCCACCCGTCCGTAAAACCGCATCCACACCCGATTCTGCATTAATGCACCACCCAAGCCCTTCGGATTCCCCTTCTAAGGCGTCCAGATACCCCAAGACGGCCTTCAAATTGTAAACAGACCCCCCAATACCCTTTATGTCCTGCGATGCCTTCTCTAACGATTCTACGAGCGGCAAGGCGTCCAAATACCAAGCAAGGACGCCCGCTTCCAAATCCAGAGTCTCCAACATAGCCAAAATGGATTGAACCCCGTTTACCGCTTCCCGGTCTTCTCCGATTGCTTCTGCAAGCGTCTCCAGTTCGATAAGATCGGAATCAGCGTCTGGAACCCATGCCAACCCTATTTCTTGGGCGGCGTATTCGTCTCGCTGCTTTTCAGACAGATCGCGGTCTGCCTTGTCGGAACGATACATCCCATTGACGGCCTTTATCGCGGCGTGGATCACGTCCAACCCCGCAGCCTCGGAGAATTTCCGCGCCCGTTCCCCCGGATTCATGTTCACCAGATAAAACGAATCCTTCTGAAGCCCGAGGCCAAGTGCCGGGATATTCAACAGCTTACCGACCTCATCCGGTACGTCACCCTGAACCTTCTTCAGCTCCCGGTCCCCGATGAAATAGCTGTTCCGATCCTTGCCCTTGACTCGGGATACCGCCGGAGCATCCCCGGACAATATGATCTCAACATCCGTTTCTCCACCCCAGCGAGAACGGAAACCATCCCCCATCGGCCTGTTCTCCAGCACCCACCGAACCGCCCGGATAACTGCCGACTTCCCGGAATCCGACTCGCCCACAATCACATTGACGCCGGGACTGAAGACGAGCCGGGACTTTTCATGAGATTGAAAATTGAGGATATTGAGTTCGTCGATCACGACCGCTTCCCCCGGTTCTTTACCAGTTCCTTGATCCTGAGCCACCACTCCTTGCCCTTGCCGGAGTACCCGAGCCAAAACGATCCACCCGCCACGATCACGAAGAAAATCAACTGTCCTTTCCAGTTGTCCATGTCAATCCCCCTTCGGGCTTTGCGCCCATTCGTTATGTCCGTGCTCCGCAGCGAGCCTCAAGAACGTCTCTGCGTCCAGGATTGCCACCGCCTTCTGCCGGGATCGTTTGGCAATGACCACCCACGAGGTTCCCGGAGACCGGTTCGTCTTCGCCTGGGCAATCCAGTCGTGGACGCCCCAAGACTCTTGCGCCTTACACTCCACAGCCCAAGGAAACCGTTCCAGAGCCTCCCCGATCAAACGAATGTCCGTCCCGGCCTGCGCACCCTCACGGGAAGCGATCAACTCGTCAGGTCCCCAAGGAAGCCGGAGCAGACCCGAAAGCTGTTCGCAGACCCATTGCTGAAGGCGTCTACCCTTGGCCTTCGCTGAATGGACCGTGATCCTTTTCTTTCTCATCACAATATCACCTCTATTTTAAGCATGAAGAAAAGTTCCAGCTGCGCTCTCAAAATCGGGTGCCAGCCATCCCACGCGCAAATCTCCTCGGCCTCTTCCCTGTTCGGCAGGGAGCGTAGGACATCCCAACAATTCGAAGCGTCCAAAATTTCCTCGCTCCATTTTGAGAGCGGCGGCATTACGGCCCAGTATTTGCACCAGAACGGAAGCTGCGAAACCCCTTTGAGCAGCGTACAGGTCACGTCGAAGACAAAAGAGAAAATGAAGCCCCCAGCCTCAATGAAATCCCCGGCCTTGATGAAGCCCCCGGCCTTGATGAAGCCCCCAGCCTCAATGAAATCCCCGGCCTTGATGAAGCCCCCAGCCTCAATGAAATCCCCGGCCTTGATGAAGCCCTCAGCCTTGATGAAGCCCTCAGCCTCAATGAAGCCCCCAACCTCAATGAAGCCCTCAGCCTTGATGGAGTACCCAGCCTTTACAAGCCAGGAAAATTTAATCTCCAGGTGTCCGCCAAATCGGTAGGTTTTGGTCTCGTGGTCCGCGTAGGCTTCCGCGTCTTCCAATTTTACCAGACTGATTTTTTTCACGCTGCCCCCTCCATAAAAACTACCATGATTGACGTTTCCTTCCGGTCTTGAACATGGCCTCGATTTCTTCCCACAAGCCAATGGTTTCTTCCCGAAGCTCCGACTCCAGATCCTTTTCCTCGACCTCATCTACCGCGTCCGCAAGGGACTGATGCCCGGTCCAGTATTTGGTGTCCTTCGTCATGTCCTTGATCCACTGGAGGTTCGCGGAGATGTCGTCCACCCCGTAATCAAAGATGATCCGATACGGGGCCTTTCGGAACGGGCGATCCACGGAAGACTTAATAATTTCCACTTCCCCGAGCACACCGTAGACTTGCTCGACCTCAGCCCCTCCTCGCACCTTTGCCTTACGCTTCAGCTTCCCGGCTGGCCGAACGAACGCCCGAACAGAAGGATAAAATTCGAGGGCCTTTCCTCCACCCTCTGCCCACTTCTTCTGCCCTGGGAGAGCGTGGGGATTCTCCCGTGTCTGATCGGATGCCAGCAGGATCATATTCGAGTCCCGGAACCGGGCCTTCGCTCGACGCATCCCCTGAGAAAATTCTGCTGCCCTCCTCATTGCGGCCATGCCATCGGGCTGTTCCACTTCCCCTTTTTTGTTCACAACCGCGATTTCGGAGTTCCCGCACAAAGCCGCCAACGAATCACCCGCCATCAGATGAGGGCCGGGGCCTTTCGGGTCCCAGGCGTGTACCCGGTCGAACAAACCAACCACGGTCTCCGGGGTTTCGTATTCCTCCTCCTCAACAAGATCCAGCCCATACGCCTCCCGAGCATGGACAAGGTCAAGGCGGAACTCCGGGTCTTCGTACCGAACCTCTCCTCCCGACCGTTTGACGTTCCCGGCCGCTCGACACAAAAAGGCGCTTTTTCCAGTCCCCGACGGCCCCAGGATTACCATGATGATGCCCGGTGGAATCCCGCCTCCGCGAACCCGGCCCCCACTGATACTCAAATCAAAAAGAGTTGAGCCAGTTGAGACAGGAGCGCCCTGCCACTCGTCCGGAGGTGGAACTTTCTCCAGACCCACCCGAGCATCTTCCTCGATCTGAGCCGGGACATCTGCTTCCTTCTTTTTAAGCTCCCGCATCGAGCAGTCCCTTTCGTACCGGTCCCTTTGGTCTGTCCCCTTCCGGGCGTCGTACACGGAGTCCGGTGAGGCGCTCAAGAGCTGTCCTGCTGACCCTCCAGCGCCCCACCACCTTGCGGCCGATCTTATGCTGATGGCACCAATTAAGGGCCGTGGCATAAGACACACCAGCCGCCTCCGCAGCCTGACTCACGGTAAGGAACACATCCTCCCTCTCAGGCTCATTCTGTTCCATTACCTGGGCCTCCGCCTGCGTCTCGTTTCCGCTGGGGCAGGCTCCGGTTCGTCATCCTTGCCTCCGGAGCCTTTGTCAAAAGGGATGTCATCTTCCTCCGCAGGCTCCGATACAGCCCGACTGCCGCGCCTTCTCGGGGCGGGAGCGGGTTCATCCTTCTCCGGTTCCGGGGCAGGGCGTCCACCAGCCCTCCGTCCTCCTCTTGCAGGAGCTGGAGCATCCTCTTCGGGCACGGAAGACGGCTTCCCACCCGATGCCATATGCGCGGCCTCCTCTGCATCCATCCCGTGCAGACCAGCCAGAACATCTTCATACGTAGGAATCACCAGGAGGGTGTCCAGGGCATAGGCGTCGTCCACGATGTCGTCTTCGTATGGAGGACGCTCCAGAAATTCAAACGCCTCCGCTTCAATGAAAGGATATTTCCCAAGCTGTTTTTCTTTGCCGACGAACTCGATGCTCCAGCCCTCGTCCAGATCCGCCGGGGTCAGAGGTTCCGTCTCGCCGAGTTCCTGGGCTGCGGTCTCCATCTCCTTGGTGAAAAGGAACCGGCTCACTTCCCAGACCTGGACATACTGATCCTTTTCGGCCACGGTCAGATCAATCACATTCAGCGCCGTCCTCCAGGAAGGCTTAAACGCAGCCACCGCCGTCTCTTTGGCCTTCTCGTCCATCTTGCGGTCGCCCTCGATCCGCTTTGACTCCTCGCAGATTGGGCAGGGTCTGCCGAACGCCAGCCGGAGACAAAGGAAGTCCTTGTTGTCGGGACCGATCCGGCGATGGACGGGGATCTCCAACTTGAAGTCCAGTTCCCCCGGCTGAATACCGCACGCCTTCCCCTGCCACGTCAACAGGGACGGATACCACTCCGCCGTCACCTCGAACGGGATGATGTCAATGAGGTTCTTGTCCCGGCGCCCGGTCCTCGGCTTGAAAAATCCATCGTCAAAAGAGAAGTCGCCAAGGGAGCCGTAATTAAGAACCCTGCCGCCGCCGCCCCCGCCCTTCTTGCTCGATTCCGCCGCTTCCCTTTGCCTCTTGCGGAATTTCTCCCGCCGTTCTTCCTTCGATAGTTTTCCCATGTTCGTGCCTTCTCCTTTCCTCGTAATATGATTTGAAAAAAGCCTTCATCATTACCCGGACCAGGATATACAACAAGAACAACCCGACCGGGATTCCAAAGGCAATAACCAGGGCGGATTTATTCATCCCCATCCCCCTTTTTCCTACGCCGACGCTGCAAAGACCGGCGCTGAGCTTCCTCTGTTTGAGCCGCGGCAGCATCCCGGAGAAACTGGCGATCCAATTCCTTCGGGATCTTCGGCCCTACGAAATACCCATTGAAAAACAGCTTCGTCAGCCACTCCAGGCTCCGGTCCTTTGTATCCATTGCCCGGACACCCGCCGCCGCCAGCTTTGCCCGATACCGCGCTTGATGAGCAGCGTCCAGGGCCTCCTGATAATCTGCCCGGAGAGCGATCCAATTCTTGATTGCATCCTCAGACGGTTTCTTATCCCCGCCAAACGCCTTCGGCCACATGGTCGGGCTTGTCCGGACCTCGTTATCCAGGCTGGCGTACACAATGTCCCGATTCTTTTCAGCCCGGTCCTTTTCCAGCACGGCTTGAGCTGCGGCCTCCGCGTATCGTCCCGCCAAAGAAGCCAACCCCAACCATTCTGAATCCAGGGCCATCGGATCAATACGAGAATCCCTTTTGAAGTCCAGGTCCCTATCGTCTGCGTTCACGGCCATGATCCTCCTCCACTTCCAAAACCTTCGCCTCTACGAACTCACGGCACCGGGCAAACTCAGTATCCATTGCCGAATCCAGATCCTCGCCTGGGGCCAGCTCCCGATCTACGGAACTTTCGAGCTTGGCAGATTCATAATTCCCCATGTTCACCGTATAGGAAAAAGACACCCGGACCTTCGACCCTGGGACATACGGGGTCACATTGGAACCCCCATTCGGTGGATTCTCCCCACCTTCCCTGTTCACCCGTCGACGCATAATGATCCTCCTTCTCCCGCTTCAACCATCCGGAGACCCTTTGCAATGAGTTCGTCCGAAGAAAGAGCACCCCAAATCTGTCCGGGGAATAGTTTCTCGCACCGTCGGCAAAGACGAACCGTCCTGGTAATATTCTCACCAGAAAAGCCCAGGAGGGTCGAGACAGAAGTCCACCGCACCTCCCGACCATCCCAGGAACAGCAAAACTGACAAATGGTTTTGGCTTTTTCTTCCGCGTTCATATAAAAATCCTCCCTGCTTACATTATACCCAAAAGGGGCCTTATTATCCGGAAAGGGCGTCGAAACAAGACAGGATGATCCCCGGACGCCCCAGATCATATGTTGGCTCCCGAAAACACTCTGCCACCAAAGCCGCCTGACCGACCACCCCCCGATCCGATTCCCGCTCCATGATGGACCCACAGTACCCCAAGACGGCCCTTCGTATCTTCTCCGGGTCCGCAGCCAGCCCTTGGAGGATTGCCTGGACACGAGGCCACTTTGCCCCCTTCATCAAGGCGCGGCAAAGCTCGATCACTTCCCGTTCATCTACCCCGGAGGATCTGATCGCAGCCAGCATCTCGGCTTCATCCGCCAGACCAAGTACCTGATCCAGCAGCACCAGCGCATCCCTGGGATGTCCCTGAGCAGACTTTATGATCTCATCAATGACGGCATCCGTGATCCGGGGCGAGTCCCCTTCCTCCTGAGCGGCCACTTCATCCAAGAGATCCCCCATCTCGTCATTCGTCAAGAGGCGGACCTCAAACACGGAACAACGGCCCCGGACGGTCTTGAGGAGCTTCTCCGGTTCCGTCGTGCAGAGGATGAAGTAAACATGGTCAGGCGGTTCCTCCATCGACTTCAAAAGAGCATTCTGGAAATCTGAAGTGGCCTTGTGACAATTATGTACGGGAATATCGCCCACAAAATAAGACGGATGTCCCGCAACCTGTAAATCATAAAATGTTACAAAGCCCGAATCTCTTTCTTTATCTCCAATAACACCCACGAAAGCCGCGTCAGTACATCCTTGTTCGTAAAACGCAATACTTTCCAACCTAATTTGTTTAGAGCGGATGTCTTTTTTTGATCTCTCAAGATAACTTCTTTCATCCCATGTCCCCGTCCATCCACCTCTATCGCCAACTTCAACCCCAGATTCCCGATGTCTACCTTGTAGCACGTAGGGAATCCTGACCTTCGCTCTCCCAAAGATATGACTACTTCCATCGGCCACCCCAAAGAAACAGCCAAAAGCTCTTGCGGCCGCGTATAGTGTCCATTTCCACCACGTTCCCCGGGCCATACATGAAGCGTCCCATTGATATGCTTTGTATTCCTCGCTTTCTCTACTGCGTGCGGGGACATCATCGGATTGAACCGCTTCAAGCGCTCGGAACTTTTTTTCGCTAACGCCAAAAACAACTCTGGATTTTTCTTCCTGGATTCTATTACAGCCTGACCGCCCTTCTTTCCTGCTGCTACCAACAGCTCGCGTCTTCCCGGTCTGCTCGTACTCCATTTCCCAACGCATGATGGGGAACAAAAACGCTTCGTATATGTTCCGGCGCGCCGCGTTGTAAAAACTATGCCACACCATTCGCAAGCCTTTTGTAACACTCGTTTTCTTGCCCTGTTCCTGCAAAAATTTGAACAGTACGTTTGCGTTTTGCTTCTTGTCCGGTAACTGTTTCCGCAATAAATGCATACCCGATCTTCCATTTTTAATCTCCTTTCGTTGGTCCCCGCTTAACAATATACTACTATTGAATTTCAAAATCAATTCTTTTTTTAACGCCTTTGCCTTAACCCAACCCGCACACGTCAAAAACAAATGATCCTTAGAGCAAAATATAACAGACCCATCTGAAAAACATAATCGAACAACGTTTTGAAGAGGAACTCTATTCTTAAATACTTCCTCCACGCGACTTTTCCCCGCAATGTTGAATACAAAATCCCCCGGAATAATATGCTGAATCTCAACAGACCCTCCAACAGTACGCACAAGGGAACCCCCAGAAAAACATTCATCGAGGAGGAATACGCGGGACTTTCCCCAGGCAGGCTTGTACCGCATCCGCTCAATAATCCCACGGGCAGTATCTATCCCACGAGCTTCGGCGGCGTTCAGCTCCAGGAGATCCCGTTCATCACATCCAATCTCCCGAGCCACGATCCTGGCGAGGGTTGTCTTGCCACATCCGGTTGGTCCCTGGAAGAGGTATGAATGAGGGCAGTCTGTGTTGGAGAGGACGGACCGCAAGGCTGATACCGTTCCCGCATTCCCAACAAGGTCTTCCCATTTCTCCGGCCTGTAACTCAGATGCAACGGCATTTCCAGCCCTCCTTAGATCAAGTCTTTTTGCTCGGCAAGCCACACTGGGACAATTATCGTTTCTGTGTCTTCGTCAAGTTCGCATTGGGACTTCGGGAACCAGACAAGTTCATCCGGCCCATCCCCCATGTCCAAGCCCCAGGCCAAATCCGTTTCATGAACCAACTCGTCATAATCAAATTCCCAGGTATCTTGCTCCGCCATTTCAATCCCCCAGGTTCCACGGCTCCGGTAAAAGATGCTTCTCCCACCAATTTCCATCTATCGCTGTTGCGTCCGTCTCGATCTCTAACGGAACAATGATCCACGGCCAAGCCTCTCGGATGTCCTCACACATGACCCTTTGCACCATGCACATCAGATCAGGAACCTCGTCTGGAACGGCGTCAAACACGATAGAATCATGAATCTGTCCCACCATAAGGGAATCCATCCCGGCTGCCTGGATCTCCCGGTAAATACGATTCATCGACCACAAGAGACAATGGAATCCCGGCCCCTGGTTCGGATAGTTGAAAAGCTCATTCCGGCTCAACGGACCCCAGCACCTGAATCCCGTCAGGAGGTCAATGAAGCCGTCCCGTTTATATCGAGCTTGGATCTCGTCCTGGAACTTCTTAACCCCGGCGAACTTCCGCCACAGGCGATACTCCACCCGTTTGACATGTCGCAGAAAGCCGTCCTCGTTGTTTATATCGCGATCTGCCAGATGCTCCCGAACCGGTGTTCCGTCTCCCAAGGCCATATCCGCGATATGACCCCACATATCCGTGCCGGTCTGCTTCCAATAGGACCCGTAAAACGAGGCAAAGACGAAAGACGACTTCGCCACATCTCGCAAAGGTTTTGGAACAGCCTCCGGCCCCAGAAAGAATAATTCCATCGCCTGATCCCGGTGCATATCCCCACTCCCCGGATCAGACAAATACTTTATCAATGCAGTGTCCTTCGTATTACACGCCTCCATCCGGACCTCGATCCCGGAATAATCCACCTCCAGAAGGACCCTACCTTCCGATGGAACGATCCCTGACCGAGTCGCCTTCCCAGCTTCCTCATCTTTCCGGGGGACGTTCTGAAAATTCGGGTGGTCTGAGCTGCTTCGGTAAGTCCGAACAAGATGTAGGTTGAAAGACGGATGAAGAAGCCCTTCCCATTGCTCTCGGGTAAAGCCCTCAAGATATGTGTTCCGTGTCTTTTTCGACTTTGAGAGACGGACAGCCGCAGCCGCAAAAGGGACGGACTTTGCCACCTCATCCATCACGGATTCATCCACGCTGGCGGCCTTGGCCTTCGCTGTTTTCTTGACCGGCTTCAGCCCATAGAATCCCTTCCCGAAAAGAACGTCCCTCATGGCAACGGGCGAACCGGGATTGAATTGCTTCCCTGAACTTGCTTCCCATTTGACAACCTGCGGATCTGTCCGGACCAGGGCCTCCAGCCTTATGATCTCCTGGTCAAGACGTTCGGCCTCCGAACCGTACCAATCAAGATCCACGCAAATCCCGGCAGACTCTACGCGAGAAAGCGTCAAACTCCCCTCGTGAAGGAGCCCATATGCGTTCGACAAAGAACCACCGTTTCTCATCGCTCCAAGCCGCCTGTCCTGGTCGTCTGCCAGCCGGAACGTAAGCATTGCATCCAGCCCATTATACCGGAGGACCTCTGCCTGGGGAGCTTGATCAATCCAATTCAAGGCGTTGGAGGATTTGCTTTCCTTACCGTCTGATTCCCGACCCTTGAGGAACTTCGATATTTCATCCCCATATCCAAAAGCGCCAAACCGAACCGCCGCTTGGAACTTCAACCCCTTTGTGCTTGGTCCGTTGTCCAGGACGTGCTCCATCACCATCGTGCAACGAGACCAGCTCCGAGGTTCAATCCCAAGACAATCCCGCGTCCAAAGATCCTCGAACTTCATGTTATGCGCGAGCTTGGCGATTCGTTCACTTTCCATTACCGCTGACCACGGATATTGGAGAGATTCGTGCCAATGAAAAACAACCGCCGAATCCGGGCCTTCGGCCACCCCGATTGACCAAACCCTCTGCCCAGGCGCATATGGACGCAGGCCCGTTGTCTCGTAGTCAAAAGCAATCCGAATCCCGGTCTTCTGCGCTAAGGCCGAAAGATACTGAACCGCTTCCCGCCTATCCAATATCCGAACAGAGCTCAGATCGTCCCGCCACATCTCCGGGAAAGGGGCATCATGCTCTACGGCCCCCTGGAGGTGTTCATCCCATATTCGTGGAATCACTTCATCGTAATGCCCCGCCGAGATAATAAACCCCGGCTCCCACACCGGATATACCCAGGCCCCAAACCGCATATCAGGAACCGCCCGACCAATCCAAGGACCGATCCCGTTGCTTGCGATATCGTTGAACTCTCCGTACAAGGATTTGATCGCGGACATCCCGAGAAGGATGATCTTTTTCGGCTTGAACTCCTGGATCGCCTGGAACACGTGGGACCGGCAAAGAGCAATCTGACGATCAGTCGGGGTCTTGTTTTCAGATGGGCGGCAGTAGACTGCGTTGGTGAAGCGCAGATCCTTTTGAATATCCCGTACACCGGCGGGCCTGAGACCCTCTGCGAGCAGGTTCCCGTCCCGCCCAACAAAATGCACTCCCAGGCCACGGCCCGGATCGCTCCGCTTATCTTCCTCTGGGCCGGGAGCTTCCCCGATGACAAGAATCCCGAGCCGCCCTCCTCCACCCGCCGGTATCATCGGAGACAAGCACCCAGAACCCAATCCACAGGCCCCACAAGGGTCCTGGGCGGCCTTTGTCCCCTGACCCCATGCCTGGGGTGCTGGGGCGATCTCATTGGCCTTGAAGAAGCCTTTACGGGCCATTTTAACGTCTCCTGTTGCGGGAAACGGTCATACCAAGATTGAATCCACCCGTCCGCGCTTTCGCCATCTTGACGTTTTTCACGGCCACATCAAAATAGGCTCGCTTCAACTCGCATCCCCAAAACCGACGCCCAAGGCACCGCGCCACGTATCCCTCCGAACCAATCCCTGCAAACGGACTGCAAACGAGGTCTCCGGGGTTTGTCCAAAGCTTCACAGCCCGCTCAATCACCCCAAGCTGAAGTGGAGCAAGATGCTTTTCATCCTTGTCATCCTTACTCCCGACAACGGAAAGCACATCCGATTCCCGTATGCCACCAGGAAGTCCCTGGGAAGCCTTATACCAGACCGGGGCCGCCCATTCGATCCACTCCTCCTGCGTTACCCATCCCCCTGGGTTGCCATATTTCTCAGAAATCCCCGCCCGAATCGGCTCAGGATTATCCCCAGGCTTCCTAAACTGGAGCAGATAATCCGCCAACGCCGGATGAAGATGCGCCGCGTCATTCGCGAGTGTCTTGAACAGGAGCCCTCGGTCCTTCGTCCGTATCGCTTTGAGCTGCGGGTCCTTGTCAATGCAGACCTCTCCATAATAGATCCAGCCCTCCTCTTCCATCATCTGAATCACGCGCCCTCGGAAGTCCTTCACCCCGATGTATCCGTCAGAGCCCTTAAACGCCACCGCCTGAGACAAATGAATGCAGCAATGGCGACCGGGCATTGTCACGCGCAAGAGGTGATCTTTATCCATGATGAACCGGAAATGCGCCACCAGCTCGTCTAAGTTCTGGCTGTTTCCCACATCCCGGCGAGTATTCGTGTAAACATACATGCCCGGAAATGGAGGAGAAAATACGGACAAGCCAACAGATTCATCCGCCAACGAGCCCATCGTTTCAACCGAATCCCCAAACTGAAGCTCCCAGCCCTCCCCACGCTCCACGGATTCCACGTATGATTCCTCCTCCCGAGATATTGAAAGCTGCCCCCCCAGGTTCATGTTAGATATTAAATTATCAAAAAGCGCCAAGGCCTCTGCTTCCTTCCGTTCAATATTACGAACGACACCACCCTCTGCCTGAGAAGTAACCACGTACGCCGTAACAGGACGATCTTGTCCAAATCGCCAACTCCGGCGGACTGCCTGATAAAACTTCTCATACGAATCACTGAGGCCCACAAAGACCATCCGATCACAGTTCTGGAGATTCATACCAAATCCCGCAATAGACGGCTTCGTGACAAGCGCGCGCACAGCCCCATCCTGAAATCCGATCAAAGACCGTTCCTTATGCTCCCGTGAATCGGCGCCACAAACCTCCACAGCGCCTTCCATAATCTTGGCAAGCGCAGCAGATTCAACATTCAAATCACACCACACGAGCCACTGCTCCCGGTCTCCATTAACGAGATCTGCGGCTGCTTGTACCCGCCCATCAACGCTTGCCTGCCGGGCAAGCTGCCGCTCCCGAAGTCCCTGCGCCTCAACGACCCCAAAACCATGACGACCTCCACCGCTGCGCGGGGACCATCCCCCATTACCCACAACCACCTGCTGTATTTCCAGCGGCGGTAAAATAAAACCGTCATCATCAAACCCGAGATCAGAGGGCTTCCGCAAACAGACAGCCCACGATGCAAGCCAAGTCCAAAAGTCCTCCCGAGCGTGCTCCTTCAAAACCCACTTCTGTGTACTCTCCGTCGCCTTGTTAGAAAAGAAAAGCGCCTTGATCTCCTTCTCTGCCATGATCCCGAGGAACTCCGCGTGATTCACAATCTCCACGAGATCATTCGGCGCCGGTGTCGCAGTACAAGCCAAACGAAACGGAATCCGGGAAGCAAACTCCGTAACCTCCCTACGGAAACGCCCATCAAACCCCTTGAGGATACTCGACTCATCCAAAACAAGAGCCCCGAACTTCTCCGGATCAAAATGGGAAAGCATCTCATAATTGGTTATGTTGATCCCTTTTCCGCATTCATCCTGAGAACGAACAGCCCGAACAGGAACCCCAAACTTGTCTCCCTCCCGACAGGTCTGACGCGACACGGCAAGAGGGGCGAATATGAGCACGGGTTTTCCAGTCTGCTCTAAGATAAGCCGGGACCATTCGAGCTGGATCGGGGTCTTGCCGAGACCACAATCAGCAAAACACGCAGAGCGCCCACGCTGACAAGACCAACGCACAATCTCCCGCTGGAATGGGAATAGAGATTGTCCTATATCTTCCGGAGAAACCTGAAATCCAGACCCTACGTCCAAGACACGCTTCCCCTTGAGAAAAGCATCATATTTTAGCGGACGGGCCATCCGATTAAACCTCCATCAGGCAGACAACGTGCTGGAACCCTTCCCCGCTGAACTTCAGCCACTGTTCCCCTACGACCATGTCCAAGGAAAGGCCAAGCACGTCCGCGAAATCACCGGGATGGACAATGAAGCGGAGGTCCGGGCCTTTGTACTTGTCGAGCGCGATGTCCTCCTCAAACCGGCCTGCGGGACCCCCGCTGCGGATCTGCATCACCTTCTTCACCACCCGAACTTCCACCCGGCGGTCCGCATCAAACTCTGCCTGAGCAAGGACTCCGGCCCGTTCCACGACCTCTTTAAACCCGTCCGGGAGAGTTAAGGATGCGCCTTCAATCTCGAAAGGCCCAGAGATGTCCGGCCAGTCCCCGTCCATCCGCCGACAGGCGAAGATCAAGCCATCGGCGTTTCGGAAGTAGAGCCATGCCTCTTCCACCAGGACTTCGGTTACAGCATACTTGACGAGGTCCTCCGCCGCCCGCACCGGGATGAGCAGCTCTTCCATCGTAGACCCTTCCACATCCCGCCGAGTGGCCCGGAAGTTGTCACAGGATTCCACCATGTCCATATCCACATGGATACAGGTCAGAACACCCCGTGAAAGATCCCTGGACGCCGAGAACAGGCAAAACTTTACCGCATCCATAAGACCATCCGGGATCTGAGTCCAGCCCTCGGCATCGTCCATCGCAGCCAGGTCCGGGAGCGGTAGCGTGATCTCCGGGTCCATCATAATACAGGCCCGCGCCTTGCCGCACCGGAGCATCAGACCTTCCTGGACAGCTTCCAGGGACACGTCCTCGCCCTGCATCCGCTGGAGCATCTGGAAAAGCTCCTTTGCCTTTACAGCGCCGACGATCCCCGTGTTGAACAAGCAGGAGACCAAAACGAAATCGTTATAGGTCGAAACCTCGCCTTCGTTTAGGATCACGTCCGTCGCCTGCTGGATGATGTCCTTTGACGCCAGCCCCGGCTTGACCTTCTCCAGCACCTTGAGGAAACCCGTCCTGCTGATCGTCCCGGCTGCCTCTGTCTTTTCCTCTTTTTTCTTCTTCGCCATTGTTCAGCCCTCCAATAAACCGAATTCGTCCGTTATTGTTTTTGGATCGCCTTTGAAAAACACCAATATATTTTGATGCGTTTTTTCCGTTTTTCGCCCACGTGGAAAATGGAATGCCGCTCTTATGGGCAAACTACCGCCCGCAGTAATAAGGATAATCTCGTTGTAATAAATAAAGCCAGCATCAATAAAAATCGACGCGATGTCCCCCGGAAAATTATGAAGTGCTCCGGTTTTCTTGTCACGATAATCGCCCACCACAAAACAGGCAAATCGGTTATCACGCAACATCGAATATCCAGCCGTCACAATCTTTTCCATCGCATCTAAAAAAGAATTATACTCCATCGTCGAAATATCAACGGGGTTATCGCTATACACCTCCAAGTTCCCATATGGGGGGCATGAAAAAAATAAATCGCTTTTATACCCATCCGAAAGCAAATCAGCACAGCCTACCGAATCCCCAAAAATCCACGTTGGCACGGGCCACTCTGCCGCATATTTTCGTGTAGATATATTCTCCCACTGAACCCGGTTTGCTTCAATCTGGATCGCGCTCAAGTCGATCCCGGTATATGCAACCCCCAAAACAGACGCAACAAGCCCCCGGACAGAACCTCCCGCAAAAGGATCAAACGCGAAAAATCCAGGGCGGCAAAACCAACGATACACCAATTCACAAAGCACCGGGTCAAATATAGATGTCACCGCGCTTTGTGCACGCCCATATGTAAGCGCATCCCCAAAAGTAATACTTTTTGCGACCCGCCCAACCTCAGATTCAATTCCCAGCTTCAACCACAACCGCTTTCGATCCTGCCAATACCCCTGGCGGGCATCCAACACCGAAAACGGAGGCACCACGAAACGATCCCGCAAAGAAACAGGCGGGATATCATGTTCAAATCCAAAACCAAGCCGATCCTTTTGCCCTATCATTTAACCCCCCAAAACCAAAAAATTATACACCAGTCCAGGGGCGGAGAAAATCATTTCCCCCGCCCCCAGACCCCATTGTTACAGAAGGGCCATGCGGCCCTGTTCATCCTTGCCGCCCTTGCCCTCCGCCACGATCTTCTTCCAAACGTTGTAAAACGTCGCCCCATTTTTGTTCCACGAGGCCTTTTTGATCTCGCTCATCGTCATGGGCGCTTCCTGAATCGCCTTGATGAACATGGCCGAGATGGACCCTTCGCGAAAACCAAACGCATCCACCGGACCTTCAGCCGCCTTCTTCTCCTTCGGGGCCTTGGCCTTCTTCTCCTTCGGGGCCTTCTCGGGCTTTTCCACAACCACCGGGGCCTCGCGCTCCGCCAGGGTCCCCTCGTATCCCAGAGCCTTGAGGGTGACGGCCGTGGTGGGCAGGACCGCATCCGGCTCGTATTCCTTGTCGTCCTTCGGCACCAGTTGCTCGGCGGCCACCAGGAGAGCCTTCGTCAGCACCGCCTTGTCCTTACCGGCGATCGGGGGCTTGGGCTTGAGCACGTCGTTCAGATCGTCCACGGCCGCCTTCAGATCCTCCAGGGTCGGTCCGGCCTGGGTCTTCGGCTCCTCGTTGGGAACCATGTCGTCCTTGGGTTCATCCTCCGCCAGGGCCTTTTTCGCGGCCGTCTTCTTGGGTTCGTCCTTCGCCGGAGCTGAACGCCCGCGCCGCTTGCTCGCCGGTGATGTTTTTCCCTCTACCTTTTTCCGCGCCATCTTCATGCCCTCCTATTTGATTTGAGTTTCTTGGAAACCGCTCGCCGGTTTTCCCTTTACGATTACATTATACCAAATTTTGTCCTTATCGCCCGGTCGGATGAAAAATAAAATTTCATTTCATTTCGCCAGCCCCCCCCAGTGAGAATCCAAATATGGACGACCAATCCGCTTCTGTTCCAGGACGATCGCTTGCCCCAGCATATCAAAATCGTCCTCCCGAATCCCGATCACCGGCACCCGCATGATCCCCTCTGCTCGTTCCGTAGGCGTCTGGTTCAATGCCCAGGCTCCGTCCAGCTCCCCAAACTTCCTGATATCCTCTGCCCATGAACCCTGTCCCGCGTCCTTCCCAGACCGAATCGTGTTCGCCTGGGAAGCTGTCAAAACCAAACACCGGCGTTCCTGGGATATGGCCTTATGCTGCTCCCAAATGTCGGCGATCCCGTGCCTGTATTCCATCTTGGTATCCCTGGCGAACTTGTCCGCGAAGTCGGTCACAATCACATCTGGCACCAACTTGTCGTAATACTCCAGATTGTCCAGGATCGCCAAGAATTCCTGCATCGTCACCCGACCAGATGGAAGGCGCATCACCCGCAAGCGCCCGCCCCTGACGTATTGACCAAGAAGGGCCTTGGCTTTCTTCACCGCCCTGGAACCGGTCAAGGGTGGGAGATCCTCCGTCCGGAACCACGTTGCTGCCTGCCACTCATCCGTCCCGCGACAAGCCGAGCATGGGCCGTATCCCTTTGGTGATATCTTCGGGCGTTCATCATCCTTTCCCAAGAGACGGACACCACAACCCCTATCACAATCCCCCATCTGATTCGTCAGGCAGTCCCAGACCGGGATCTGAGTCGCACCGGCATGGCGCTCGGATGGAAGCCCGCAGATGTTTGAATAAAATCGCCGGATCACAGCCAGCTCCGAAAGCTCCAGGGAAACGAACAGGACGGAAAGGCCGGCCAGAACCGCCCGCATCGCGCACTCAACCAGCCACCACGACTTCCCCCGCTTCTGAGGAGCCAACACCGCCCAAAGCTGTTCCCGGCAGAATGGACCAAGCATCCGCCCGAGGTCTCCGGGGAGCTGAAACAAGGCTTCCTCATCCTTGCCGGTAAACGCGGCCATTGCCACGGCGGGGTCCAAAGGATTCAATCCCCTTGATTCAGGGCGAGCAGCCCGACGGAACCCGCCTACGGCCGCCTCAGCCTGCTCCAGATCCCCTTGTGAGAGGAAAGCCTTAATGTCTGACATCACCGCGTCCAGGGAACGCTCCCGGATATACCGCTCGGCCTTGTCCAGCTCATACGGAGCATTGAAGGCTTCGTCCTGTTCCCCTTCCCACCGCCTGGAAAGGTCCTGGAGCATCCTGCCGATAAGGTCCGCCTGATCCTCATCCAGCCTGCCGCCCCTGGCATGGGACTCAAACAGGTCTTGGATTGTCCGACCCGGTGCTTCGCCGTACTTGGCATGGTAATCCAGGCACCAGTTGGCGACCGTCTTGGCATATGGGGTTCTGAGAAGTTCTTCTCTGATAATCGGAGCGATCCCGGAAAGAAACCGCGTGTCCACGATCATCCCGGTGACCAGCCTGCGTTCTGCATCAACGTCTGCCTTCTGCCTCTGTACCCTCATGCTTTATTCTCCAGCCCGTGGAATCCATTGTCCTTGGAATAACCTGTCCGATATGTCCTCCAAATACCCCTGGAACCACTTCCCACCCGGCGCCAAAACCTTTGGCGGCCCGGGTTGAAATCCCCTATGATCCAGGAACTCGGCGTAGCCTTTGACGAACGTCGTCCCGGATCTGTAATGGTGTCCCCACCAGCCCCCTCGGTCCGGCTTTACTCGCCTATGCCATTGCATTATACCGGATACCGTCGTTATCAGCGTATTCCGATCATCAATGGGCATCTTTCCTATGTCCGGACCATTCCCGGCGGTGAACAACGGCACCAGGGCAGCCGTGGCGTTTTCGTGCTTGTCTTCCTGGACCTCCACCTTGCGCAAGGACTTCAAAAGCCCCGGTTCCTTCGTCATCACCATCATCAGCAAACTCGATTGGGTCCGGGGATTGAATATCAGCGTTGGGAGATCCCGTGGAAGCCCGCTTTTATCCTCCGGCCAATATCCAGGGGTCAGGAGATTCGACAGGAGCCGAAGTCCTTCTTCGACGGATCTCTCTGTCCACCTCCTTCGGAGCATAGCAATCCCGACCTTGTGCTTCTCCAGGAACGCGGGCGAGATTGGATTGGAGGCGGCAAAGGACCCGTCCAAAAGCTGGGCGATGTATCGCTTTGCTTTTCGGTATGTCTTGGAGGCCGGGTCACGGTGCCGCTGGACGTTGGGAAGATCATTCCAAATCTCCAGCCAGCGACACGGTCTTGGCTGGGCGCGTTTGGGACCTGGTTTTGTTTTGGGGCGAAGGACTCGGCCGACCGTAATCTTTGGGGGAACTTCTTGGGAGGATGTTTTATCGGTTGGTTCGGAGGAACCGCAAGGTTCCCTACAAGACTCTTTAGAGTCTACTTCGTTCTTAATATCTATCTTCTTATTAATGATCCTTTCGATCGGCGGACCCAGATCCTTTGAATCGAAGGATCTTGGGGGACCTCCCAGACCTTCGACTTTCATCGCTACATACTCAGAGAGCGCGTCAGGATCTACCCTGAACCAATTCTTTGCGGGAAGCCCTACCCGTTCGACTTCTAAGATCCCGAGCGCTTGAAAATCCTTGATAAATTGGGTATGCTTTGCCGCGCTGATCGTGGTTGTATATTCGACCCAAGATTGGAGAAGGTAGAACCAGTGATCTTCGTTTTCCATCTTTCCGCTATCTTCCAACCGGTTCCAATGATCTATAACGTACGCCAACCAGATCGCTTTTTTTGGTCCGAATACGCGAACGAAATTTTTTGGCGTTTGCCACCAGGAACCGTATGACGAAAGAAATCGTTTCCGTCTATCTATTTTCATTGGTAGCGCCCTCCTGTTTTTCTATGTGATCGGAGAGAGCTTCAAAGTCTATTTGGTAAAGCCCTTTTTCAGAAGGGGCTCGATCCAAAAATCCCATTTTATGAAACTCTTTGATATATAGCTCATGCTTCCTTTCGCTAAAGCCAAGATTTTTTACACAGAGGAATGGGATTTTGGAACCCGCCCTTCCCTCATCCCAACGGCCATATTCATCTTGTCCGTAGAATTGTAAAACAGCCGAAAACCAAACCCCCCTGCTCGGCCCAAAAATACGTACCAGCGCATACTGCACAGGGACCGGGCACATTTGTTCCATGATAAGTTGGTTTTGTTTTTGCTCATCCATTGGTGACGCTCCTTTTCCCCAGCCCTTTAGGTAAATAGGAACGCCCGGATTTTTTAGAGGGGATCTTTTGCATACCCAAAACACCCGCTCATCCCGAGCGTGGAGTGGGAGGAGGGCTGGGAGGGATGAGCTCCCAGCCCCGAAAGACTTTGTCCCTGGCCGTGGGACACACACTCCATCCTCTTTATAATATGTTTTTTTAGAAAAATAAAGCATTTTTATTTCCAATGATCCTGGGTCCTTACGCGAACCGGACGATTTCTCTGTCCATTTTGAAGCCGATCCGTATGCCGTTTGGAAACAGATGCTCGACCAGTTTACGGAACGGCATAGCTCCGATTCGCTCCGGGGACATCATTCCGCCGGCAAGTTGAATGGCGGCCGCCAGATCGTTTAGAAGTTCTTCTGCGGGAGAAGGTCGGCCTTCAGCTTCCCCACCAAATTCTTCGCCTGTTTCCATGTTAATCCCCCTCCTCGTCAAAAGGTGCCATTAAGCACATCATCGTTTCGTCCGCCTCGTCCTGAGACATCTCCCCCGGATCGTGGATGGACGAGGGCCACAGGACCCGCTCCGCTTCCACCCCGACAAAGGCCAGGGCGTCCATGAGCGCCTTCCCTCGTAGTTCCCCTGCTTTGTCGTTGTCGTAGGCTACCACGGCGGACCGAAACTTCCGGGCAACCATCGCTACCTGGGACTGTGTCCATTCAACTCCAAACGTAGCCACAGCCCCAGGTCCGAACCTCCAGGCGTCTGCTGTCCCTTCCACGATCACGCATTGGTCCCCCGGCACCAGATCCACCCCGTAGAGCGTATCCTTGTGGCAGACGATCTCCTTTTCCTTCGGGCAGGCTTTGTACTTGGCAGAGGACTTCCCGGTGATGTCCCTGCCCTGGAAAGATACGAGCTGTCCATCAAGGTACACCGGCGCAATGACCCGAAGGGCATCAGGCCCCGCCAGACCCGTCCCCAGAAGCCCGTAAAGCCGTTCTAAGCGCATCGGATCAAAGCCCCTCCCTTCCAGGTAGGCTTGATGCCGGGGACAGTCAGACAGCGGTAGAGCGCCCATAGGAAGGTCAATGAAAGTTGGCCTGGGGATCTCCCCTTCTCGTCTCAGAACAGGGGCTGGACCTTCCCGCAGGTATTTCCTGATGAGTGCCCGAGCCCCTTTGACATCCACGTTGGCGAGTCGAGCAATGGTCTGATCCAGGGGACGGTTCCCGCATCGGTAACAGTGCGCAGTCCTGGGCAGGGACAGGCCCATGTGCCAGCCGGAGGAGCCAGTACACCACGGGCAGGGGACATTCACCCAGCCCTCCCCGTAGTGCCTGTGCCCTTCTGAAGCGATGGAGATGCCCAGGTCTTTCATCATGGAAAGCATCCCGCTCATTTCCTCCGTTCCTCCATGTACGTTTTGATGATTTCCTTTTCCCGCGCTTCCTCCTCCGGGGTCAACGGCACCCTCTCCGGCCACAACTCGAAGCACTTGTCAGGGGCAATGTTCCAGGAGGCGATATAGACGTGCCCGGATCCGGCCTTCATGCAGACGGCATCCGCTCCCGGCTTCGAGTCAGACAATTCCAAGATTCCGCAGTGCCGGCATTCTCCGCACCGGGATCGTTCTTTGCCGTCTTTGATTTTGGGCAAGCGGCTGCGGTGAACCACGGCTTGTCCATCTTCGTTCAGGGTCATCGTTTCACCTCGTAGATGCCGGGGTCCCGGCGAATCAGTTTCCCCGAGTTGGTCAGCCGTGCCAGGGATGAATGAATCCGGGCAGCATCTTGTGCCAGAAATGGAAGGTCCAGCGCCTTGGCAACACGGGAAGCTGCCTCAGTCCAATGGAACGCGTCTTTTAGTTCCTTGATGGAATCCCAGACCTTGCTCGTCAAGCCGACGATCTTCCGGCCCTTCAGACCCGTCTTGGCGGGCTTGTCCTTGATGTTCTCCGAGAGCGCCTGGATCATCGCGTCGATGCTGTTCAACTCCTGTTTGACTTCAGCCCTCCGGCTGTATAGTGCTTGGAGAATGATGCCCTTGTTACCATTCGTGATCTCCATTTCAGCCCTCCTGTTCCGCGAACGCCAGGTTCCTTTCGTCCGCATTGATGTTCGGCCCAAAAGAGACGGCGCCGTTTTTCTTGCTTACCACCAGCTCCGTCATTGCTCTCCCGCTGTTCGTCCGGGTCAGCACCTTGACCGTCTTCTGGGACTCCCGGAGCAGGAAACCCACCCGCCTCCGTCCGCTCATTGCTGTAAAGATTACCAGCTTCGCCCTCATCTTCAGCCCTCCTTTTCAGCCCTCCTTTTCAAAGAGTTTTTGGTATCGTTGCGTCCACTCCGTCGGCATTGCCGAAATAGTTCCGGGAGTACCCAATCCCGTCCCCGTAGTGCTGTTGGCAATGAATGCTGCCGGCTTCTCTGAACCGGCGGGGAATATCCCCGCTACCCCCGGCATTGCCGTATTGAACTTGATGCCAGCTCCGGGAAACGTCGTCAGTAGAAAATCCATCCGGTGCGCCGAATAGAACCAGTGCTGGAGCGGATTCGCGCAGCTCCGGACGTGCGCAAGCACCTTTGAAGCATCTGTCTTTTCCGTCCCCATGTAGGCTTCGGCCAGGATGTCCGCATCTTCCCACGGTCCCGCCGCCCATTCTTCCGCCCGTTCCGAGAGCAGGACTTCATCCATTTTCGTCCAGGGTTTTTTTATGGCGGGGCGCTTTGGCAGGTACGCCATCATCACGCTGTCCGTGTACCAGCCGATCTCGTCACCTTCCCAACTGAAGAACTTCCCGGCCGCCGGAGGATTGGCTACTTTTCGGGTCCGCCACGGATTGTAATAACAGCCTTCAAACGCCGCAAAACGGGTATTCGAAGCCGCGAAAACGTGAGTACGGGCCTGACCCTTGGTTGCCGGACGTTCTTGCTTGTACGCGTCCCTGACGCCCCTGGAAACATGATCCAGGACTTTCGGATGCTGAAACACGCGAAAAATGGGTCCGTTCGGATCTGTGATATCCGCAAGGCCGAGCGTCTTCAGGTTTGCCTCCCAGACGGCACCGGCATCAATTTTCTGCGGCCGCAAAGGGTCATCAACCGGTAACCGATTCCAGAAAGGGATTTTTCCTAAACCCTTCCGCACCCCTTCAATCTGGTCGAGTATTGAGCCTGCTCTTTCTCCAAGCGATGAACCAAATAAATTGAACCCGCCTTTCCTCATCTTCAGCCCTCCTTTTAGTTTGTTTGGGGACCGGCCGAAAACCGGCCCCCATTATTTACATTATACCAAAAATCGACCTTATTCCCCGGCCAGACCATCCATCAGTTCGCGCAGCATGGAACCGGAGTCGGCCTCCTTGCCATCGAGCGCCTGAGAGAGGACGGACCTTTTGCTGTCCAGTAGTTTGCTGATTTCGGATTCGATCGTACCATCCGCCAGGAGATACCATGCCGTGACTGCGTCATCCTGCCCGATCCTGTGAACCCGGTCTTCTGCCTGATCGTGATCTGAAGGCGCCCACGAAAGCTCCAAAAAGCAGGTATTGGAGGAAGCCGTCAAGGTGATCCCGACACCGGCCGCCTTGATATTGCCGACGAACAAGCGGACAGAATCATCCTCCTGGAATCGGTCCACAGACGTCTGTCTGGCGTTCTGAGAGTCCCTGCCGTCTACCCTTACACTTACCCCTGGGAAGGCGGACATCACGGCATCTACCGTGGCTGTGTGCGTGCAGAACACGACCAGCTTCTGGTCCGAGTCCAGGAAGTCCTTGATCCAGGAAAGCGCTGCCTTTTCCTTCCGGGCGAACGCAGCCTGTTTGAGCTGCTCGATCCGGCTAAGTGCTTCTGCGTTGGCGTTCCGATTCTCCCGGACCCATTCCCGCAGCTCCATTTCCAGCCGCTCGTACCCCTTCCGATCTTCGATCTCCAGGGAGACCACAGCCCGCGTCTTGGGCGGCAGCTCCTTGAGGACATCGGCCTTGAGCCGCCTTACCATCACCGTCCTGGTCAACATCTCGTGGAGCTTCTCCAGGTTCGTTGCCCCGGTAAAATCCCAGCCGAATCCGTTGTGCTTGGCCCCGCAATACTCCTGGGCATACCGCCAGAAGGACGGGAACGCCTCAGGACGGATCAGATTCAGGGCCGTGAAGAACTCCACAGGCCGATTCGTGATCGGGGTCCCTGAGAGGGCCACGACCTTCTCCACGCCCTTGCAGAGTGCCTTGACTGCCTTCGTCCGCTGGGCGGCCTTGTTCTTGACGAAATGACATTCGTCGAGCACTACAAACTTGATCCCGACGGCCTTTAATTCCTCCAGCCGAGCACCCAGGATATCGTAATTGATAATGTACAAATCCGCTGGGGGAAGCCCACCATTCTTCCTGCCTGCGAGGATATGAACTCGAAGTCCCGGCACCCACATCGCGGCTTCCCGCATCCAGTTGATCTTGACGGTTGCGGGCACCACAGCCACAGCGGGCCATTCATCTGCCATCTTCATCGCAGCCAGGGCCTGGGCGGTTTTGCCAAGACCCATCTCGTCGGCGATTAAAGCCCGGTATCCCCGGTCCCGCGTGAACAGCACCCCATCCTTCTGGAAGGGTCTCAAGCGCCCATCCAGGTCAGCATCTCCCAGATCCTCGCCCTGGGCCACTTCCCCGGCTACCCGCGCATACGCATCCTGGAGGCTGTCACCCATCTCGAACCCGTCCTGTTCCAGGGCTTCATACGCTTCCACGGAGAACGGGGCCACCCAGGTTTTGTTCTCCGGCTTCCACCGGCGTCCGGGAATGCCTTTGACGATTGCCAGGGCATCGCTGAATCTGTTGTCCCCTTTCGGGAACCAGAACTTGACTGCGATCTTGCCGTCCACAAGACCGGCCCATTTTTTGGCATCCTCGGGCTTCTTGGCTTCGGCCGCCTTCATACCAGCCGGAATCTCCACCGTTTCGGTCGTCTCATACAGTGAGAGGAACCGCGCCGGGAACCAGCCTTCGACCATAATCTCCCGAACCCTGCTCTGGAGGTATTCCAGATCCGCCTCGGTCATCGCCCTGCCCAGTTCCCACCAGTGTTCGCCGCACTCAGGACCGATGCCCAGGAGCACGCTGACCGGGTGGGTCAAGGCCCGACCACATCTCATGCAGACTGCGTGGCCGTCCGTTGTCCCTCGGCCATAAATCTGAAGGCCCTTACCGGAATCGGCAAGAACTCTTCCCACGAACACGGCGGGCACGTTTTTTCTCAGTGCCAGCCAGACCGGGACCTCCACGCGGTACGTCTTCGCGGGGTCCGGTCGCTCCTGAATCTGAAGAGCTTTGTCGGACATTGTAAATCTCCTTTTAGATACGTGTTAAAATACCCCTTCAAAGGCCGTAGAATCGTTTCTACGGGGCGATCACCTATGAACCCATCCCTTACCCTTCGGAACCGTCAGCCGCCGCTCTACGCGACGTTGCCCGCCGGACACCACGTGGAGGTGGTCCCATGTCCGGTAGCCCCTTTTCGGGGCCTCCTTTCTAATGGAAATGATGCCATGCCCAGGCGTACCCGCAGGCTACGCCCAGGAGCCAGATAAACGCGATCTTCGATGCTTTATCGGACCATTTCATCATGCGACCTCCTGCACGAAGACCGGCGCCGCCTTCAAAAGCGGGAGAATTTCTCGTTTGGTCATAGTGCCTCCTTGATCTCTGCGAATGCCCGGTCGCATTGGCATCCGCTCCAGCCCTTCTTCCGTCGGAAATAGCGACCCAGGGTCGCCATCGTCAGTCCCCGCTCTCGTTTCGTCGGCATGAACTCCGCCAATTCCGCCGGGGCTTTGAACACCGTCTCCACCACCTCCCGAGCCTCCTTACCGATGGAAGCCAGCAGATCCACCAACCACGGACCGCCGTCCGGGAGTCCTTCCTGATCCTCGTTGCAGCCTTCCGCGTTTATTGGTCGCCGGTGCCGCATCTCTTTCGCGGCCCATCCTCCCAGTTCCCGATCCACCAGGAACCAGACCCAGGTGGATTCCTCTGAAGTTCCGTTATACGTCCGCGCGACCTTGGCGAAGGCGCAAAGGGCTTCCGCCTTCAGTTCCTCCAGATCCAGACCGGTCCGGCGATGCCAGTCCCAGGACAACTTATGAATGATGCCTCCGTGATCGTCGTATTTCATTATCCCCCCCATCCCAGCGCTGCGGAAACAGCATCCGGCAGGTATCCGATCTGGTGTCCCTCGGTAAGGTATAGAACGTCAACATCGTCTCCGGCGGTATTGCGTTCAAGGCCCAGGCAATGGGCTCCGATGCTCAGCTCGAACGGCCAGTTTGGCTGATGCGCAAAACGCACCTCCGTCTCGTCATCCAGACCCTCCAGGATCTCTCTCAGTTCGCCTACGGTCATCATTTGTCCAGCCCTCCTCTTCGAGTTTGTTGGATTGCCCCCTCTGCGTTTATTCGGGCTTGGAACCGTCATCCGGGGTCCATCCCCGGAAGGCCGCATTAAGGATGGGGCCGTTTCCGGCCCCTGCCAGATGTTATTCCTAGATCCTTCGGCCCATGCTGTCCGTTCCCCGGACCATGCCGATGGACTCCATCGCTTCTTTCATTGCGTGGCGCCCTTCCTTCGCCCGCTTTCGCGCCCGAGCCCTGCGGATCATCTCCCTGGCCCGGAGAAGCTCATCATCGTCCAGGTTTCGCTCAACCCCGTCCTTGATGGACCGGACATTTCCGCTCGCGTCTTGGATGAGGGTTCTGGTCGAAAGTCCGTCCTGAAACACTAACCGCTCTGCTTTGAACCGTGCCATGATTCCCCCCCTTTACCATTTGACCTTGATGGAACCGGGCTTCATGCTGGTTGCGATGTCCTTGATCCCATCTTCTCCCAGAAATCGGCGAGCTTCGGGGATACTTACCTTGAAAGCCTGAAACCGCTCGACTTCAGAAATCCCGCGCTCCTCGCAAGTCCTCCAGAAGATCCGGGGACCAACTACTGGCCGGTCCGCATCCTGGCTGATCTCGACACCGACGCCCTTGGCCGTGTGGAGGAAGATCGGCTCCGCGTGAAGATCCCCGGACACGCTTCCCGCCTCGGCGATCATTGCCGTCCTGATCCCGTCCAGCTCCTCCTTCAGTTCCGCCATCTGCTCCACGATCTCCCGGCCGCGGTTGATCTTCGCAGCCACGCCATTGCCGATCTTCACCTTCGTGGTTTTCCGTGCCATTGTCATGCCCTCCTTATTTATTGAGTTTCCGCCTTGTGGCGTTCCGAATCCGTTTCGCGATCCCTTCCGTGTCCACCCCTTTGCTCTGGAGGTATGCGACGAACTGGGTCGTGGTTTTCTTGCCCTTCCGGCTGTTGCACGACAAGCACGCTGTCACCAAATTGTTCGCTTCGTTCGTCCCGCCAAGCTCCTGGGCCAGAACGTGATCCAGGGTCAGGGTCCCGACTTCCGGGTCTGCTACGTGCTCGCCGCAGTACACACAGCGGTAATTATCCCGACGGTAGATTGCGGCCCGCTTTTCGGTCCGGATCCATTTGCCTCCGCTGTTCGCTTTGTTGTTGGAAGTCCCTTTAGCCATTATCCTGCTCCTTTGTTTAAAAGGTTTTGAAGGATTCCCTCTGCATTTATCCGGGCTTGGGACCGGCACCTTATTATATAAGGAGGCTGCATTAAGGACCCGATCCTCTGGGTCCGTCTCTCTCTTTCGTTCCCTCCCCGCTCACCCTGGCCCTTAGTCCTGTATCTTGCGGTTCGGCAGGCCTTTTTGCTTTGCCTGAGGTTGGGGCCGCTTCTGCTGTTCCCCTTCCGTTTGCGGGTTTTTCTGGCTCGCACCCGCCGACCATCGATTTTTCAATCCAGCGTTTCGTGTTTCTGGTTTGGTTTTGGGTTCCTCGCCCTTGTTGATTAATAATATAATGCTGAAAAATCTTAAAAACAAGAAAAATCTTAAAAAAAATACATTATTTTATAAGTTATTGTAATCATTATAAATAAATTTTCGCTTCGGGACGGTATTATCGAAAAACAGGACGTGAGAATATGTAATAAAATCAAGCACTAAGAAAGCACCTGTTTTTATGCAATGATTACAATAACTTAGAACGGCAAAATTCGGAAAGGGGTTATTTTTTGTTCCCGGTTATCATCCCCGCCACCGTACCGATCACGCCCTGGGCACCACGCTTTTCAGCAGACCGACCGATGGAGTAGATACTCACCGCACCGCCCCAGGCCAACCAGAATTCGCCGGGAAGGTTCAGGCCAGCTAAGCCCTCGATCTGAACCTGGAGCGCGGCCATCTGGACCGGGTCCGCTGTCTTGTCCAGGAGGACCCAGATGCCGATGGCTTTTGCTGCCAGCCGAAACAAGAGGATCAGTCCGGTGAAAATCAACCCGGAATAGACGAGCCAGGGCCGTGCCCGTTTGGTGAATTTATCACCCTGCTCCAGCTCCGCCACCATGATGTCCCGGCGGTATCCGTCCCGTTCAGAGTCCCTGGACTCCACCATCTCTGCCATCGCTGCCGCTGCGGCCAGCTTCTCCTGTTCGGAAGCCTTTTCCGGCCAGATGCGGTTCATTACGCCCTTGGCAAAATCGAATGCGCTTCCAAGTCCTGTCAGATCCAGTCCCATTGCGAAGCCCTCCTTTTAAAATCGAGGGGAAAGCCCCTCATCCATATTATTCGTCACCGCCCACAAGGAAATCAAACTCGTCCCCACCTCCCAGACCGGCCGGTCCTTCGGATCGAGGTACCACGTCACGACCACTTTGGTTATCAGGGATCCGATCATCCAGGCCCATACTTCATCCCTGGAAGGATCCGCGCCAAGAACAGGGTTCATCTCATGACGGGCGGGATCATCCACTAAGGCAAGAGTTTGCCCACAATCCACGGCCTGGATTCCGGCTCCGGCAAGCAATAAGAAAACATCCTGCCCAGACAGCGGTTTCCAGTGTTCTCCCGCGCACCCATAG